GCTCGGCCAGATCGGCGGGGTGGTCGGTGATGCCGACCGCATCGCGGCGATTGCCAAGCAGATCGGCGACAAGGACAACACGATGGGCATGGCGATGCTCTACGCCAACTCGAAGACGACGCAGGGCCGCTACACCGCCGAACTGGTGCTCCAGGGCGAGCAGGCCATTCGCGACAAGACGGTGCGCGTCGACGGCGCCGTGGAGTCCGGCTGGCGGGCCGACATTGCCAAGAAGGTGCGCGGCGCCTACTCCAATCAGGAGGTCGAAAACAACATCGTCGATGCGGCATTCAAGATCGCCGCGGCGAAGGGCGGCGACGTCGACAACGCGATCAACCTCGCCGCTGGCGGAATCATCGAGCGCAACGGCGGCAAGATCCCGCTGCCCTACGGGATGAAGGAGCCCGAGTTCGACAAGCGCATCAAGGCGTTCACCGCGGCCGACCTGGCGGGCCAGGCCCCCGACGGCTTCGTGCAGGCGGGCCCCGCGCGCATGCCGCTCGCCGACTTCGTGAAGACGCTCCCCGACGCGCGACTAGTGCACGCCGGCCAGGGCCTCTACAACGTGCGCGCCGGCAACACCCTGGTGACCAACGAACGCGGCCAGCGCATCACCCTGAAGGTCAGCCCATGATCGACGCGATGTTCCAGCAGGGCACCGACCAGGCCCTCGACGACCAGATCCAGCGGCCCGCGCCCTTCAAGAAAGAGGGCCCGGGCTTCAGTACTTTCGGGCTCGGCCGCGGCGCGGTGCTGGGTGTCGGCGGCGGTGCGGCGAACACGCTGGCCTTCGGAGCCGAGCTGGTGGGCGCGTTCGGCGACGTGGCGGGCGCCGGCGGCTTCAACCAGGGCGGCATGTTCAGCACGCCGACCGCGGAGGAGAAGCGCCAGCAGGACGAGGCGGCCAAGCGCCTGCGCGAGCAGGGCCCCAGCTTCAGCAACGAGGCGGGCGACATGTTCCGGCAGCGCGCCAAGGAGATCATGCCGGACCCGGCGACCACGCATGCCAGCGAGCAGGTCGTGGCCGGCGTTTCCCAGTTCGCGACCCAGGCCATCGGCTACGCGGCCACGACCGGCCCGGCCGCGCCGTTCTTGCTGGGCGCGGACGTGGGCATGGCCGAGGCCGACAAGCTCAAGCAGCAGGGTGTCGACCTTGAAACTCGGACGAAAGCCGGCCTCGTGTCCGGCGCGGTGGCCGGCGTCTCTATCGCGCTGCCCGTGGCGGTGCCCGGCTCGGTGGCGAAGACTGCCGCGCTGGTCGCCGTTGGCGGCCCAGGCGGCTTCGTGGCGCAGAATGCCGCTGAGCGCGCCATCCTGAACAATGCAGGCTACAAGGACATCGCCAGCACCTACGACCCGCTCGACCCGGTGGGCCTGGCGCTGTCGACCCTGGTGCCGGCCGGCTTCGGCGCGGTGGCGGTGCGCGGCGCGCGCACGAAGACGGCACCGACGCTGAAGGAGGTGGTGCTCGGCATCGAGAGCAACGGGCAGCGCTACGACGCGAAAGGCAACGTGCTGACGTCGCCCAAGGGCGCCAAGGGCGAGATGCAGGTGATGGACGCCACCAACCTCGACCCGGGATTCGGCGTTCGACCGGCGGCTGACAACAGCCTTGCCGAGCGGGCCCGCGTGGGCAGCGACTACCTCGACGCCATGCTCAAGCGCTACGGCAGCGAGGACAAGGCCATGGCCGCCTACAACGCCGGCCCAGGGGCACTCGACAAGGCGCTCGCGCGCGCGGCGAAGGAGGGCGGCGACTACCTGCGGTTCCTGCCCGAGGAGACGCAGGCCTACGTCACCAAGGGCATGAAGCGGCTCGGCGAGGAGCGTACGAATGCCGGCGCGCGCGAGGCCATCGCCCGCGATCCGGATCTCGTGGCTGCGGCCCGCGTGCGCCAGACGCTCAACGCGATCGACAGCTACCGCCTGAGCGGCGACGGCGACATCGCCGGCATGTCGCGGCACCAGGACGCCATGGAAGCCGCGCACGACCAGCTTGCCCGCGGCGAGCCCGTGAGCGTGTCCGACCTGCTGGCGCTGGATTCCGTGCGCGCCGGCCGCCTGCTGGACGACCAGATCGCCGCAGGCGAAGCCCAGCGCGCCTCCCTGCTCGGTGAAGCCGGGAACATCGCCGACGCTGGCCAGGTGCGCCAGATCCGTGCCGAGCTCGACCAGGTGAAGGCGCAGCGCCCGGACGACAGCGCGGCGGCCATCAAGGCGCGGGCGAAGGAACTGCAGGACTCCGACCAGCTGAGCTACAAGCAGGCCCAGGCCGCAGCCCGCAAGGAGATCGCCTCGGCGCTGGAGACGCACGACGCGCAGATCCAGCGGCTGAATGGCTTGCTCGACCAGAACGCGCGGGCGCAGCGCGCCGCCGAGGATGTCGGGCGGGTGGATGCAGAACTGGCCAGCCTGCGGGAGCAGCGCGCGGAACTGGATGTGCCGGCCACGTCGCCCCGCTCGCTGGCGCTGGCCCTGAACGAGGCTTTCCGGGCGCCGCCGGCGCCTCGCGTGCGCACTGCAGTGGAAGCGCAGCCGCGCGCCACCGGCCGGCAGATGCTAGCCGCGGCGGGGGAGTCAACGCCCGCGGCGACGGCTCCGGCCCGCGGTGTCAGCGCTGGCGAGCCTGCTATCAATTCAGGAAAACCAGCCGAGTCGACGCCCGCGGACACCGCCGCCCTCGACCGCCAAGCCGCCGAGGTAGCCGACCTGCAGCCCGACCTCATGGTGCAGCTCGAAGGCATGGACAAGCCCGTGCGCGCGGCGGACTTGCTCGAGCAGGTGAAGAAGGAGGCGGCCGACGAAACCCGCGATGCGTCGCTGATCGACGTGGCGGCGAACTGCTTCCTACGCAGTAGTTGAGGCGACGAGCATGACCAGCGACAACACGGCCGCCGCGCCGACCATCAGGGCGAGAACCTTCCAGTACGCCTTCGTGGCCTCCCATGCGTCCTGCCAGCGCCCGCGTGCCGCCCAGGCGGACAGCGGGATCGGCGAGAACAGCACGGCAATGCCCGCGATGAACAACAGAAAGGACTGCATGTGAAGCCCAATTGTGTCACCGCCGTACAAGAGGCGGCGAAAAAGCTGGGGCGCAATGCCCTGACGGCCGCTCAGTTGCAGGCCATCGACGACCGCATCAACGCGACGATGCGCCGCCTAGCGCGCACCGATCCCGACTGGCAGGCCAAGAGCACCGACCAGCGCGTCATTGAGGCCGCGCAGGCTGCCATGGCCGACATTCAGGCCGAGGCCGCGCGCAAGGTCGCGAACGCCCAGCGCCAGATCCTGAAGACCGCGGCCACCGACATCCGCATCACCGAGGGCATGGCGCAGTTCAAGGAAGGCCGCAGCCGCGCCCTCGTGAACGACATCGACAACACCGGCCACTACATCAACGGGATCAAGCAGGAGGCCGTGGGCAACATGGTCGACCTGATGGAGGCAGCCAAGACGGGCGAGGGCGCCGGCTTCGGCCGCCGCGTCATGATGTTCCTGTTTGACGCCGACAACCCGCGGATGACGCGCGACCTGGCCACCGAGATCTACCGCAACGGCGACGGCAGCACCGGCAACAAGATCGCGTCCGAGGGCGCGAAGGCGTACCTGAAGGTGATCGAGGGCCTGCGCCAGCGCTTCAACAGCGCCGGCGGCGACGTGGGGCGGCTGGAGTACGGCTACATCCCGCAGCCGCACGACGCGGCCAAGGTGCGCGGCGCTGGTGACGCAGCGGCGCGCGAGGCATGGGTGGACCGCATTGCTCCGCTGCTGGACCGCTCGCGCTACGTGCTGGAGGATGGTTCCCGCATGGGGGATGCCGAGTTTCGAACGCTGCTCGGCCGGGCGTGGGAGACGATCAGCAGCGACGGCGCGAACAAGCGCGAGCCCGGCGCCTTCGGCGGAAACGGCGCCAAGGCCAACGCCGGCAGCGAATCGCGGCAGATCCACTTCAAGGACGCCGACAGCTACATGGCCTACATGAAGGACTTCGGCACCGGCAGCATGTACGACGCGGTGATCGGGCACGTGGGCCGCATGGCGCGCGACATCGGGTTGATCGAGCGGTATGGCCCGAACCCGAACTCGCAGATGCGCCTGCAGTTCGACTTGGCTGAACGCGCAGACGGGACCATCAAGCGCGACTTCGGACTGCGCCCGCAGAGCTACTGGGACCAGCTCAACGGAACGGCCGGCACGCCGCAGAGCGCGAAGCTCGCCCAGCTCGGAACCGACGCGCGCAACATCCAGACGTTCGGCAAGTTGGGCAGCGCGGTGATCTCCAGCATCACCGACCTGGGCACCTTCATGACGACGACCGGCTACAACAAGCTCGGGTACTGGGACGCCATCGCCAATATCGGCAAGACGGCCGCCAGCAAGGACGCGCGCGACTTCATGACCACGCACGGGATCATCGCGGAATCGATGATCGGCGATATGAACCGCTGGACCGGCGACAACATCCGCCAGACGTGGAGCGGCCGTCTCGCGAACAGCACGATGAAGCTGTCCCTGATGAACGCCTGGACCGACACGCTGCGCCGCGCGTTCTCGCTCACGATGATGCAGGGCCTCGCCCGCATGTCGAAGACGGAATGGGGCAAGTTGACCGAGTGGGACCGCACCCTGATGGAGCGCCGCGGCATCACCGCGGCCGACTGGCAGGTCATCACGAAAGCCGACCTCACCGAGTTCGGCGGTAAGCAGCATCTCACGCCCGAGGCGATCCGGGCCACGAACGATGACCGCGCAAGCGAGGTGGTGGCGAAGGTGTTGGGCCTGATCCAGGACGAGAGCGAGTTCGCGGTGCTCAACCCCGACCTCGCGACGAAGACTCTGGCCAGCGGCGGCGGTAGCCAGCGCGGCACGATGCGCGGCGAGTTCTGGCGCAGCGTGATGCAGTTCAAGAGCTTCCCGTTTGCCATGGTGTCGCGCCACTGGCGTCGCATGCTGGAGGCGCCGCAGGTCACGGACGGTAGCGCGCCGGTACTGGCCAACCGGGTGATGTACGCGGGCGCGCTCATGGTGACCACCACGGCCCTCGGCGCCATTGCACTGCAGGCAAAGCAACTCGTTGCCGGCAAGGACCCCATCGACATGCATGGCCCGCATGCCGCGAAGTTCTGGGCGAAGTCCGTTGCTCAGGGCGGCGGGCTTTCGATTTTTGGGGACTTCCTGTTGAACGACCCCACCGACCAGCCGGGCGGATTCGTCGGTGCGGCGGGCGGCACTTTGCTAGGCCCAACTGCGGGGTCGACCATTGGGCTCGCGGCTATCGCCGTTGAGAACGCCCACAAAACAGCGAAGGGGAAGCCGACTCACATGGGCGCGGAAACGCTCAAGTGGGCACGCGCGAACACGCCCTACACCGGCATCTGGTACGCGCGCGCCGCGCTCGACCACGCCGGGCTGCATGCCCTGCAGGAGAACCTGAGCCCCGGGTACCTGGGGAAGATGAAGGCGCGGTCGGCCAAGGACTTCGGACAGTCCTACTGGTGGAACCCGGGCACCGGCGCCCCGGATCGCGCGCCCGACTTCGGAAAGGCGGTGGGCCAATGAAGCAAGAGCAATTCGAGCGCCTTCAGGCGCTGCACGAGAAACTGGTCGATGTGTTCCTCGACGAAGCCAACCCTGACAAATGGCCGGGGACTGGTGTTGAGGTGGCAAGCTGGGACCAGCAGACGCGGGGTGATCGCTACTGGGTCAAGAAGAACGCCGTGGCCACCATCGCGCTGACACAGCGCATCCAGTCGCTGGTCACTGTGGTGCGCCACGCCACCGCGGCCGGCGGCGGAGAAGAGACGCCCGAGGCCGTGACCGAACCGCAGGAGGATCTGGATAAGCAGGTTGCGGAGGCAGAGAAGGAAGCTTCAAAGTTGCTGGCCAACCTGCAGAACCCCAAGGCGAAGGCGGACTTCGACAGGAAGGTGCATGGAAAAGCGTGAGATCAGTTTTCTCGCCTTCTTCCTGATCTGGGCCAAAGCCCGCAACTGGGTGGTGCCGGATGTGCATGTCCGTGCGTGCCACTGGCTCGAGCATCGTGGGCCCCTGGCGGTGCTGCGGTGCTTCCGCGGCTTCGGCAAGTCCACCATCCTCGCCGTGTACAACGCCTGGCGCTACTACTGCGACCAGACCTACCGCATCCTCCATCAGTCTGAAGCCGACAAGACGGCGTACAAGACCAGCCGCGACACCCAGTACGTGCTGCGCAACCACCCGCTGACGCGCGGCATGCTGCCGCCGGGGCAACTCTCCGTTGAGGCATGGTGGCTCACCGGATCGTCGGACCCGCGGAATGCCTCCATGTACGCCAAGGGCATTCTGTCGAACGTCACGAGTGCGCGCGCCGACGAGTGCCAAAACGATGACGTCGAAGTGCCGCGCAACATCGGCACGCCCGAGGCGCGCGAGAAACTGCGGTATCGCCTCGGTGAGCAGACGCACATTCTGGTCCCTGGCGGGCGACAGCTCTACATCGGCACGCCGCATACGCACGACAGCCTCTACGACGAACAGGAGAAGCTGGGGGCCGACTGCCTGACGATCCGCATGTTCGAACGCGAGCACCGCACCGAGAAGCCTGCGATGGTGATCGACCCGGGCTTCGCGCCCGAGTTCATCTTCGTGGGGATCGGCCGTGGCGCGCGGTGCCTTGTCGCTGGCATCGACTACCAGCTGATCGGCACCCAGGTGCACTTCGCCGGGATGCCGGAAGGGGTCGTCGACTGCTACACCGGCAGCGCTTGGCCGGAACGATTTGACCGCGCCGAGATGGAGCAGCGCCGGCGCAAGACGAGAACCCTGAACGAGTGGGATAGCCAGTACCAGCTGCACAGCAAACCCATCGGCGAGATTCGCCTGGACCCCGAGAAGATCATCCCCTACGAGATGAAGCCGGTTCTGAAGCGCGCGAACCGCGAGTCCATGCTGATGCTGGGCAATGTGCGCATCGTGAGCGCCGCGTGCCGCTGGGACTGCGCCATGGGCAAGATCGACACGGACGCCTCGGCAATCTCGCTGGTCTACAGCGATGCGGCCGGACGGCTGTACTGGCAGTTTGCGATCGGCCTCACCGGTGACATCGACGAGCAGTGCGAGAGCATCCGCAAGCTGGTCATCGAGTACCACATTCCGAGCGTGACGGTTGAGACGAATGGCCCGGGAGGCTTCGTGCCGCCGATCCTGCGCAAGCATCTGCGCGGCCAGGGGGGGGAGAAGCCGCTGCCGGCCGTGGCGTGCGGTGTGGTGGTGGACCACGTGGGCACGAACAAGAACAAGGACATCCTCGACGCCTTTGAAGCCCCCATGTCCATCGGCGCGCTCTGGGCGCATATCGACGTTCTCGACGGTCCGATGTGGGA